CGATGAACGTCTCGATGAATCCGTAATGCACAACGTTTCCTTCGGTCGTCAGTAAAAATCCTTGTTTCTCCCAAAGGTCGTAGTTCACATGATCGCGTCGCACACGCAGGGCGATGTTCTCCTCCGGAATCCAGAAAAATGGAAGAATAACGTATTTGTCTGTTTCATCCAGTGGTGGGAAAACAAGAACGAACGCCGTGATGTCTGTGCTGGACGAAAGATCGAGACCGCCGTAGCAGACACGCCCTTCTAGCGATATAGGATCAACCGGAAACGCGCATTTATCCCATATGTCCATTGGCATCCAGCGGATCGCCTGCTTCACCCACTGGTTCAATCGAAGCTGGCGAAACGCATTCTCTTCGGCGGGGTTCTGTTGTGCGCTTTCGCACGCGGCTTTCACCTTGTCGATGCCCACCGTGATCCCGAGCGACGGATTCGCTTTCTTCCACACCTTCGGGTCCGTCCAGGAGTCGTTCTCCTCGGTGCCGTAGATGACCGGATAGAACGTCGGATCCGTTTTCCGGCCATCGAGGATATCTTTGGCTTTCGAATGCACTTCCCAGCAGATGGAGTTTGTGTTGTCCCCGGCTGTAGTGATCAGAAAGTACAGCGGTTGCATGCGCGCGTCGCCGCTGCCTTTGGTCATAACATCAAAGAGGCGACGGTTCGGTTGCGTATGCAACTCGTCGAAGATAACGCCATGTGTATTAAAGCCATGCTTGCTAGCCACATCGGCGCTAAGCACTTGGTAATAGCTCCCCGTCGGCAGGTACACGAGCCGCTTCTGCGACGCGAGAATCTTCACGCGCTTTGCTAACGCGGGACACAAGGTCACCATGTCTTTGGCGACTTCGAACACGATGGAAGCCTGTTGACGGTCCGCTGCGCACCCGTACACCTCCGCGCGCTCTTCATTATCTCCACAGGTCAAAAGCAGAGCGACGGCCGCCGCAAGCTCAGACTTACCATTCTTTTTAGGAATTTCGATATACGCCGTGTTGAACTGGCGGTATCCGCTCGGTTTCAGCGTTCCAAACACGTCGCGGATAATCTGTTCCTGCCAGTCGATGAGCAGAAAAGGCTTCCCCGACCATGTACCTTTTGTATGCGAAAGGCATTCAATAAAAGAGACGGCGTTGTCCGCCGCCTGTTTGTCATATACCGAGTCCTTCGCTTTGAACGGAGTCGGCATGTACTTCTTCAGTTTTCGAATCAACGCCGCCTCCCTCCTCAGAGTATGAAAAAGGAGGCTCGTGTGAGCCTCCGTGTCCGGCTTGGTTTGGTTATTGCGCGCCGTTGGGGCAATCACTCTATCCGGTTTCTGAGCCGCTCAGTGACGGCGACGTTGCGTGACGTGGCGTTGCTGCGATTTACGCTGGTGTTGCGTCCGAATCACTTTCTTGCACCGCAGCTTTCAGGATCTCAGCGTCGAAACCCGCCGCTCTATACCCTTCCAGAAGTTTGCTGTAGTAGAAAGCGCTCGGTTTGTTCTGCGGTTTGTCGTTGACTAAAATGTATACAAGCGCATCCACCAGTAAACCATTGTGGTGTACTTTGATCGCAGCTTTTCGATACAGTTCCGGCACTCCGATCCATCGATCAAGCGCGGCCTCGTCTTGTGGGGTTGTCTCCCATATGATCGCGGGTACGCTATGACCTTTCGCCTTCTCAATCGTCGCAACCGCGCAGGCATTGCCACCGCGAAACGTAAGTTTAAAATTCTTCAATACTGTTGTTCCAAGCAGCCTTGCAGTCGGACAATGCTTCGCCATCTCGCTGCGATTCAAGCCGTCACCATATGCGACAAATACTCGATTACTCATTGTCCTCAATTCTCCGGCACTCATCTTCACCGAATACGACTCCAAGCGAACTACCACAATCCCAGTTCACATGTATCGTCCCGATGTCATCGACCATCGTTACCGTCCCGCAATCGCCCGACCGCAAATTGGTGTAAGGATCGTTCATGCGAATCAGCATCACCCGAGTGCCGGATGTGTAATACGCTTTGAGCTGTTTCAGCATCTCTGGATGAATTGTTGTCATTCTTCATCACCCGCTTCCCGAGTGGAACGATACGCTCCGTTTCCGGTAAGATTCTTCAGCAGGATCTTTCGTGCTTCCTTGAACTCCGCGCCAATGAACCCGAGTCGCAGGAGAAAACAGCGGAAGGCGTACTTCTCGTTTTCGATTTCCTGTTCCGTCGCGCTGACGCGCTTTTGTGTGCGCGCCAGTTCGCAAAGCCCTTGTACCAGTAGGTAGTAGGCGGCGATCTCAGCCTGATCGTCAGTCGGTCGGAACCACCCGAACTCGATCCTGTCAGAATGTTCTGTGATCGGTAGGCTGTCCGTACCGAGCGCTTTTTTGAGCAGGGTTTCCTTGCTCGCGACCAACCGCCTTAGGTTCTCCATGGCGGATGATGTCATGCCATCCTTCGGCAACTCGACTGCGAGGTGCTCTAGGTCGATCGCCCGAGGGTTTTCTTCAATAGGCGAAATCGCCTCGACCTCTTTGGGTTCAGCGGGCTTTGCCGCTTCACCAACCCGTTCGCCTATTAAACCATCGTGTGCCAGTTCGCGGATCAACATCTCGATCTGCCCCTCGTCCGTTTCGTCCGGGCAAGTGACCGTACCGTTCTTGTCGATCGTGTAAGCGCCCACCTGAAATGCGAAGCTCGGCGCACCGAGGTATCGCGTCTTGTCCTGCAAGGTGTCCCGCATGACGGCGACCAGCGCCTTCCGTCTGTCCCCCGTTACGTTGTACTTGATCTGCATTGTGAATACCTTCCTTTCGATTTGGTAGTCACATACATCACTCTTTCGGGTGTGAATATCAAGTTAATTATCTGTACTTTGGAGAATATCGTTGTACGGAATCTTTGCACCGTCCCTGAAGAGCAACACCTGATCGGAATCACCCACCTGCTCAATATACCGTTCCACAATCACGTCGCAGTACTTCTCGTCCAGCTCGATCATGCGACAGACGCGATCGGTCTGTTCGCAAGCGATCAGGGTACTGCCGCTGCCACCAAACGGGTCGAGCACGACGCAGTTCGCCATGCTGGAGTTCAGAATCGGATATGCCAACAGCTCCACCGGCTTCATGGTCGGATGGTCGGCGTTCTGCTTGGGTTTGTCGAACTCCCAGATAGTCGTTTGTTTCCTGTCAGCATACCACTCATGGCGACCCTTCTTCTTCCAGCCGAACAACACCGGCTCATGCTTCCATTGATATGGACTTCGCCCAAGTACCAGTGATTGCTTCTTCCAGATGCAGGTGCCGGAGAGATAGAAGCCTGCTTCCGAAAATGCCTTGCGGAAGTTTAATCCTTCGGTGTCCGCGTGAAACACATAGATCGACGCGTCGTTCGCCATGCTGGCTTCCATGTTCTGAAACGAAGCGAGCAGAAAATCATAGAACGCGGAGTCTGTCATATTGTCGTTCTTAATCTTTCCCGCGCTGCCTTCATAGTTCACATTGTAAGGAGGATCGGTCACCACGAGATTTGCTTGACCACCATCCATGAGAAGTTCGAACACATCGCGTTTCGTGCTGTCGCCGCAGACGAGCCTATGCTTGCCGAGCAGCCAAAGGTCACCCGGTTTCGTCATCGCAGGTTCTTTAAGCGCGGCATCTACATCGAAATCGTCGTCCTGCACGCCTTTGCGCTGCGCGTCCTTGAACAGCGCGTCCAGCTCGGGAGCGTCAAAACCGGTCAGAGAAACATCGAAGTCCGCGCCCTGCAGATCTGCGATCAGCAAAGAGAGCTTATCCTTGTCCCATTCGCCGTTGATTTTGTTTAGCGCGACGTTGAGCGCTTTTTCTTTGTCCTCGCCCATTTCCACGACAACGCACTCGACCTCGGTTACGCCGGTGTCGATCAGCACCTTCAAGCGCTGATGTCCGCCGACGACATGGCCAGTCGTCTTATTCCAGATCACCGGCTCCACATACCCGAACTCCGAGAGCGAGCGCTTCAGCTTTTCATATTCCGGGTCTCCGGGCTTCAGGTCTTTGCGCGGATTGTAATCCGCCGGAACGAGCTTACCGACCGGCAGCGTTTGAATGACCATACTGTGATCCTTTCGACACGATTTTTCG